CCAGACTTCGACACTGGTAACCTTCGCTTTAAAGCTCGTGAGCGTTATAGCTTTGGTTGGTCAGACTGGAGAGGTTTCTTCGGTAACGCTGGTGCCTAGTCACTAGTCTACTGATAGACTAAAAAATAGAAGGGCGTGGGAGTTGTATCCTACGCCCTTTTTTAGTATAATAGGCACATCGAAGTTTATTATACAGGAGCGAATCATGTCGGCAAATCTTAGGGTAGCATATGTTACTTGTAATACTACACTGGTTAATACCGCTGTAGACACAGTTAGCGGTGTAGCGCTAAAGGGTACACGCATTAGAGGTGTCCATGCACAGGGTGTAGGTGAGTTTACTATCACTGGTACATCCGTAGATGCTTTTGGAAACTCTAACGGCGGTATCATTAAATTTACCAATACAACTAATTCAGATGTAACAGAAGCTTACCTTACAGACACAGGTGTCCGTATGGGTGGTACTGTTATTGTCCAGTGTCCTACAACTGCATCAACGGTAACAATTTATTATGGCTAATTACACATACCTTGTAAACGATATTATTGAGGCGTCTGAGAATGACGGTACTGAGTTTGTTGCCTACATTCCTAAGATGGTTAATCGTGTCGAAGATAGAATGATAAAAGCCCTAGATGACTACGGGCTTGTAACTGCTACGTCAGTTGCCCTTTCTGCTGGTAAAAATATATTTGAACTACCTACAGGCACAAAGGTTATTAAGAATATCCACCTTAAAGACGCAGGAACTAAGATTGCCCTTCTTCAAAGAACAGACGAATTTATTAATGACTACTGGCCTGTAAGTGCCAGCACAGGAACTCCTAAGTATTATGCTAGAAAAACCAATAGTCAAATTTTGTTTGCTCCTACTGCAAGCGCTACTTATGGTGGTTCTATTGTGTATACAGTTAAACCAGCTGCCTTAACCAGTGCCAATCAGAATAACTATTTCTCAGACGAATGCTACGATGCTTTATTTTATGGTTGCATGGTTGAGGCTACAAACTTTATGAAAAACTTTTCTGTTACTCCTGTGTATCAAGAGCAACATAAGAATGCAATGGACTTACTGAGAAACCAAGCTAGAAGAACACGCCGTGACGATATGGAGGATAACTCTTCCCCAGCAGGTGGCGACAATACATTAACTCCAGGAGGAAATTAAATGGCAGCGGTTAAGACAGGTGCTGACGCAATCAGAGCAGCATTAAAAAGTGGTACAACAGCAGAAGCTGTAAAGAAGTTTGGTAAGCGTCCTGTTTATCAAGTTCTTCGTCGTGACCAAGCAGCTAAAGATAAAGCAGTTAAAGCTAAAGCGGGAGCTATGCCAAGCATTAAAAAAGAAAAAATGTCAAGAGACGCTAAGGCTAAGGCAGCTTATGAGCGCTCTAAAAAGAAAGCAGAAAAGCTAAAAGAAACTAAGCCTGAAAAACCAGTTAAGGTTAAAAAGGTTAAAGGCCCTGCTACACAAAGAATGTTAGATGACGAGATGAGAAGAGAGCTTAAGGGTGAAACTGTTAAGGCTCGTCGTGACCGCATTAAGAAAGCTTCTAACCCTAAGAAGAGACGTAAGGCTGCACAGTTAACTGAAGGTCGTGAAACTTCTGCAGACTTTGAATCACGTATGTCTCGTGAAGCTCGTCAAGGGGGTGGAACTGATGTAGGTAAAAAGAAAGCCAATCGTGGCTCAGGCTCTGACCCTTTATATGAATACGAAGCTGGTCAAGCTTCTTCTTTCCTTCGTGGTAAGGACAAACCATTTATGGACGAATACGAAAAAGAACTAACTGAATTGATTAATAGAAACAAAGGTGGCTCGGTGCGTGGTGTAGGTTGTGCTAAACGAGGCTACGGTAAAGCAATGACAAAAGGGAAAAAATAACATGGCTGGTATAGCAGGAAAAGAAGGTTTAAAATTAATTAATAAGTTTGTAAAGGGAACTCCAAAGGGTAAGTCTCCTAACTATGGTAAACTTAAAGCAGAGCTTATTAAAAAAAGAAGAGAGAAGCAGGCAAGTGATGCTGAAAAAGAAGCTCTGTCTATTCTTAAAAAGAATGACGAGACAGCTACAATGCAACAGAAAGCACGTCAGTCTGCCTCAAGTCGTAAGAAGCCTGTAAGCTTGGCAGGCCCCAAAGAGTTTGGCGGTAAAGGTAAAGCTTACGGTGGCAAGGTTACTAAAAAAGCTAAGGGCGGTTCTGTACCTAAAGGTGTGGGCTGTGCAACTCGTGGATACGGGAAGGCAATGAAGTAATGAAAAAAGTACCAAAGAAGAATAAAGGTCTTTCCAAGCTACCTACTCCTGTTCGCAATAAAATGGGCTACCTGCAAGAAGGTGGACCTGTAACAGAAACTGTTAAGGGTAATCGTGGCACAAAAGAACAGGGCATGAGAGCTTACGACTACCAGCAGGAAATTAAAAAAGAACACGAAGAGCGTATGAAGTACATTGAAGAACAGCTTTCAGATAACCGTGGTGGTAAGGGAAAGTAATGTCTGATGCCAAGTACACAAAGCCAGAACTCCGTAAACGAATTGTTGCTCGCATTAAAGCGGGTAGCAAAGGCGGGGCAGCTGGTCAGTGGTCGGCACGTAAGGCTCAGTTAGTTGCAGCTGCTTATAAGAAAGCAGGCGGTGGCTACAAGGGCGGTAAAGGAAAGAAACAAAAGTCATTAAGCAAATGGACAAAAGAAGAATGGGGAACCAAGAGTGGTAAGCCAAGTACGCAGGGGGCGAAGGCCACAGGTGAAAGGTACTTACCAAAAAAGGCGAGGGCTAAACTCACAAAAGCAGAGTATGCGAAGACTACGGCAGCTAAAAGAAAAGGACGAGCAGAAGGAAAACAGTTCGTTAAGCAGCCTAAAGCTATAGCTAAAAAAACAGCTAAAGTAAGAAACGCTGCAAAAGGTGGTTCCATCTCAGGACATAATAGGTTATACTAAGGCATGGCAATTAAGAAAAAAGATTCAAGATTAGCACGTGCAGGTGTAAGTGGTTTCAATAAACCAAAGCGTACTCCTGGTCATCCAAAGAAGTCACATATTGTTGTGGCTAAAGAGGGTGATAAGATTAAGACTATTCGCTTTGGGGAGAAGGGTGCAAGCACAGCAGGCAAACCAAAAGCAGGTGAGTCAGCACGTATGAAGGCAAAGCGTAAATCATTTAAAGCTCGCCACGGAAAGAACATTGCTAAGGGCAAAATGTCTGCAGCATACTGGGCAGATAAGGTTAAGTGGTAATGGCTATAGGTAGGTCTGCGGTCAGCCAACAAGTAAGCAAACCTGGAAGAAAGGTAGGTGGTCGTAAAAGAAACTCTACTGGTTCTGCTAGTCCAAGAGGCACAGGCCAGACAGCTAGCTTAAAGGCTGACCGCAAACAATCTGGTCATAACAGACTATACTAAAGGAGAACATGAATGGCAACGTCAGGTACATATACCTTCTCAATGGATATTGACGAAGTAATTGAAGAAGCCCTAGAAATGATTGGAGGTGAGGCTACGCTTGGTAACGAGCCTAAGTCTGCTCGTCGTTCTATTAACCTGCTTCTACAAGACTGGCAGAACCGTGGCATTCAGTTGTGGACAATTGGAACCACTGCTGTTACAGTTACAACCAGCGTTACCTCCTATGTATTGGGAGAAGAGAACATTGACGTTCTGGAGGCTGTGGTTAACCGTGACAACATCGACCTGCAGCTAGAACGCATCAGCATGGAAGAGTACCTCAAAGTCCCTCGTAAGGGGCAGACAGGGCGTCCTACGCAGTTTGCTGTACGTAGAGAGCGTGACCAGTCTCGTGTCTTCCTGTGGCCTATCCCAGAGAATAGCACAGATGCAATTAAGTTTGAAACTGTAAAGTATTTCCAAGATGTATCTAAGTCTTCTCAGACTGCTGACATTTCCCGTAGGTTTTATCCTTGCTTAACTGCAGGCACTGCCTACTTCATGTCAATGAAACGTCCAGGTGTAGATGCAGGTCGCATCCAGATGATTAAGGGTGAGTATGAAGACAGATTGCTAAGAGCGCAGGAAGAGGATAAAGAACGTGCCAGCATGTACATTCTCCCTCGTCTGAGGTAGTGACATGGGTGCAACTAAAGCATTAGGTCTTTGCGATATCTGCGGATTTAGATACGAGCTAAGAACTTTAAAGAAGAACAGTTATGGGATGATGGTTTGTCCATCAGATTACGAAGGAAAGTTTGACCAGAAGAATCACCCACAAAATAGAATCGCCAGGGTAACGGACGACTATGTTGTTAAAGACCCTAGACCACAGGTTCCGTCACTTGTTTCGGCAGTACCTGTATCTTCTTGGCTTCCACCATATCCAGGACCGTAACAAATGGCTAGAGGAAAACATGTACAAGCTGAATGTGATATTTGTGGGTTTTCTTATCCACGTAGTAGATTACGTAAGAATAGCTTTAACCTCTGGGTGTGTCCCTCTGACTGGGATGGAAGCTATGACAGAGTCAATCATGCGCAGAACAAAGTCCCTGACATGCGAGACAGAAGTCAGTATGTAATGAATGCAAGGCCTGACCCTAATATTGACAGAGGTATTACTTGGGACCAGGCAACACAAAGACACACCACAATATACCAGTGGGAGTTGGTAGACATAAGTTGGAATAATGTATAATGACTGATTTAACTGGCAAGCTAATTGCCAACACATATAAAGATATCCTTACAATTAACTCTAGCGCTACTAATGAGGGGCTAGACAACACCCTTAGACGTGTGCAAGACGGGGAAGGTACTAACTCTTCACTCAAGCTTTCTGAAACATCTGCAGCTTTTACAGGCAATGTAAGCGTTAACGGTAACTTAACTATTAATGGTGCCTTTCAACCACAGAATATTCAAACTAGTGCTGTAAGAGCCACAACGGTAAGTGCAACTAATATCACAACTGATGTACTGACCGCTGGTACACTTACCTTTCAAGATGTAAGCGTAAGTACATTACGTGCAGGTACAGTCAGCGCTACAACCATTAATGCAGGAAGCACTCTTACAGTAGATGGTGACAATATTATTACTTCTGCAGTTGCTGTATCTACTGCTGCTATTCTTCGTGCGCAGATTGCAACAACTATTGCCAACACTTCTGCAGCCCTTCAAGCTAATATTAATGTAGTATCTGTAGGATTATCAGCTACCAATACTCAAACTCAAATCAATGCGACGCAGATTGGTTTAGCACAGACATCTATTGCTGCCAATGCCTCAGCCATTACAGTTAATGCCTCAGCCATTACAGTTAATAGTGATGCCATTACTTCTATTAATTCTATTCTTGCAAGTGGTACTTTTGCTAGTGCAGGAACATCCGTCACACTAGAAGCTCGCATTGCAGGTGTTAGCGCTGCTTTAGCATCTACCTCCGCTGCGTTAACGAGTAATATTAACACGGTTTCCGCCACCTTGTCAATAGCTAATGTTTCGATTGCTGCAAATAGTTCTCAGATTGCTGCCAATGCCTCAGCCATTACAGTTAATGCCTCAGCCATTACAGCTATTAACACTATTGCAACTAATGCCATGCCTAAGTCTGGCGGGGCATTTACTGGAGAAGTTATTACAAATGGTGGTGTGTCAGCAAAATTTTATGGTCCTGTAGACTTTAACAATTATGGTATTTTAGTTAGTAGTAATGCATCAGCAGTATTTAAAGGACGAGCGTCATTTCAAGGTTCTGGTGGTCAATCGGCTATTCAATTAGGTACTGCCAGCACACAATATATTGATGGTGTTGCTCGATGGAAAAGAGGTCTTATTCCAACATCTACTGCTACTTATGATTTTGGTAACGATTCTTTGCGTTGGAATAAAGCATTTATCACTGAATTTATTGGTGGTATTAATGCTGGATTAACATCTGTTAGCGATATTAATGCTGGCGATAATAGCTCGAAGCCAGTAAACTCAAGTTGGGTGCAAAGCAGGCTTGCTACAAAAGCAAGTGTGGATACGTCTGCTACACTTCAAACTAACATTACTGCCAACACTTCAGCTATTGTTTCTGTTAATACTGTTCTAAGTGCAATTCAAACCTCTATTACTGCTAATGCTTCTGTTATTGCAGCTGTGTCAGCCTTAACGTCTGTTAATGCTGTAGCCATCACTTCTGTTAACACTCGTATTAATGCTGTGTCAGTTACAATGGCAGCAAGTATTGATAATCAAATGCCTAAATCAGGAGGAACATTTACAGGTGATGTATTATTTGCTGATGGTCAATCTGCAAAATTTGTTAACTCAATTGGTGGTGATAATTTAATTATTACTGGTATCACTTCTACACTTGGGGCAACAGGAACTTTAATTCAAGGTAAGGCTGGTGTTCTAAATATTAAAAATGATAGCAATATAAAATTATCTCCAAAGGCAGATGAGCTTGGAATTGTTATTGCAACTAATTCAGCAGTAGATTTATACTACAACAATTCAAAAAAACTAGCCACAACAAGTATAGGCATTTATGTTAGTGGTGCTGTAAGTGCTACCTCTTTTTATGGTGACGGTAGCAACCTCACAGGCATTCCTGCTACAGGAGCAAGTGTAGGAACTTCTGCAACATTAGAGACTAGGATTGCAGCTGTTTCAGCCTTAACGTCTGTTAATGCTGTAAACATTGCAGCTGTGTCAG